CTCACCACGAGCGTTATCTACAGAGATAACGTTCTTACCACCGAAGCTAGACATCTGGTACAAAGGCATTTCTACTTTTTGTGCCATAGCCCACAAATCCACAGGACCTAAGTCTGTAGGTTCAGCTGACTTCAGTAAGTTTGAAAGGTGATACGAATCTACGTGTGAACTTGTTGTGTAGGTAGTATCACGTAGAAATATACCATTGTTCAAAACTGGAGTTGCCATAAGGCTTTTAATTTAAGGGTTAGAAATTATAAGAATATTATTATTATCTTTTAAAGATGTTAGCAGGTCTACTTAATTTTCTAGACTTAGTTTCTTCCTCTTCTTGGAAAGTAGATGAAGTTCTCTTACTAGATTGTTCTGTTTTAAGTTGACGTACTGTTTGTTCCACTGCAGCATTCTTACCTTGCTTAGCAAGATTAGCTCTGTAGGTTTCAGGATCAGAAAGCAACCAAAGAGCCTCAGCTATTAAAGGATAGTTTGGTTCTACAAACTGATACTTCTCTAACAAATGTCCTAACTGATTAGTAGGTCTTCCACTAATAGAAGGATATTGAGGTTGTACAAGACCACTATATAACTGAGCTTGTGTTTTCTTATCTAACTTAAGACCATTAATTTCTGCCGGTCTTAAAGCTTCAAACACATTCTGCATGTAAGCATCAGCTGCATGTTCTTGTTGTTTCTTTCTGTTCTCTTGTTCAGCAATCTGAGATTGAACAATCTCTTCTTGCATTTGATCTAACTTAGGTTTGAACTGTTTAGCTTTTTTTTCTAAAACACCTAAATCTTTCCACGTTGCTACTTCTTCCTCAATTTCTTCCTGGTTACCAAAACCAGTTGCACTTAAGTAAGATCTTACAATTGCTTCTTGATCATTATCTTTTTTAGGATCTAATTCACGAACTTGTTCCACTTGAGCTAATGCTTGGAAAAGACCTTTCATGTCTGTTCCACCATCTAAAGCATATTTAGCAGCATACTGAAGTTCTTCTGGCAAAGATTCAAAGAATTCTTTTGGAGTTTTAGCCGCCACCTCAGACTTCATATTGTCTACGTTAGCTTGCCACAACTCTTCTATATCTTTCTCTCCAAGTGTACCTAAGTACTCTTCAAGATCTTGTTTAGTTTCATCATAGTCATCAAAGGCAAACATCTCCTTTGACTCTATACGTTTTTTAAGGAATCCTACTAATCCAGACTTATCTGTTTTAGGTCGGCCAGCCTTTCCTTTAGTCTCTTCATCCTCTTCAGAATCAAGATTGTCTATAAGGTGGTTTGTCTCTTCCTTACTAATTACTTTTGGAGCCTTATCTTTCTCATCATCTTTAGAAGAATCATCTTCATCATCTTCTTTATCTAAGAAACTAAGGTCCTGTTTTTCTTTACTAAAGATATTAGGTTTAAGCTCTGTGGTTTCACCAGTGGGGTTTCCCGTTATAGGGGTAACTATACTGTCTGCTCCTGGAGCTCCTAACCAGCTATCAATGTCAAGGTCTACTTGTTGTACAGATGTCTGTACATTGTTCTGATTATCAATCATTTTATTTGGTTTTTATTGTGTATCTCTACATTAAAAATATACAACTTAAATCTTAAAAATTTACAATTTTTTAAAATAAAGTATCTAAGGTATGGATAATAGAGCTATAATTATTTCTTCTTTTTAGCTCCAACATCATATTTGTTCTTATTTTCTCTAGCAATCTCTAATTGTTTGTCAGCAATCTGCTTTTGAGTAAGTAACTTCTCACGATCTAAATTCAATTTTTGAGAATTAAAATCCTTTTTAGTAAGCTCAGTCTCTCTTTTTAAGTTCATTTGATCTTGATATCTCTGCTCACTTCTAATTCCTTCTAATGCATCTTGGTAATCTGACTTCTGATTTTGATTAATATCTGCTTGAGCACCATATCCTGCTCCTTTAATTTCAGCAATAGTAATATTAGCTTGTCTATCTAAATCAGCTTGTTCAGCTTTAAATTCCATTTCAGCTTGTTTCTGACGATCTTGAGCTTCAATCATTTGCTGCTGCATTTCTTGTTGAGACTGCTGCTCTTGAGATTTCTGAGCATTAGCTTTCTCTTCAGCATTCTTAAGAACACTTGTTAATTCAGCTATAGACTCAGACTTAATTACATTTCCAAGATCATATATAGAGGCACCAGTAGTGTTGTTATTAAGAGCTAAAGACTTTAATTGCTCCATTACAGCTCTAGAATTAGTCTTAGTTGTACAGAAGATATTAATATCTCTTAGTAAAAGATCAGTACCATTTAACTGGAAGTTAACCTTTTCATCAGCTCCTGTAATATATTGTAAGCGTACACTAGGTTTCTTAGAATGATAATATTGAGCTAAGTCAGTTCTCATTTGGTGAACTCTTGGCATCAAGTTATCAGAGTGTTGTATAAAATACTGCTCTGTCTGTGCATAAGAAGCATTCATAGCTTGTTCTATTCCTGTAGCAGTTTGCTGTTGAGCAATCTGAGATCCCATACGCTCAGGCGTAAGACCAATAGTTTCAAAAGCTTGATTCTTAAAATAGCCAGCTAATTGTATACGAGATAACAATCTTTGAGTTTGCTCTAAGTTTAACACTTGGTAGTGTTGGAAGTTTAAAGCATTCTCAGTGTTTGTAATAGAAGTATCCAATGGTAACATTTGGAAGTTCTTCATAGCCACATAGGCTTTAGCCAGATTATTTTTACCCCAGTCTTCTCCCATGGAGTGACGTGGCAAAGAGTTCTGGTCTAACATGATAACCGTGCCTAGCTCATCAACTAAGATGTCAGCTATTTGGTTATTTACAATATTGTAACCTATCTGATAGGGCTTCATAAGATCTACTAGTGAAATACTGCGGGTATTACGATCACCGAACACAGAACCTTCCACTGGAAGCTTACAACCATATAATGTACTATCTCCTTTAAATTGGAATGGAATCTTACCTGGTTTACCACCATTAAGACCTAAATAAACTGGGTTAATACCTCCAGGGTTATTCATACCCCAGAAAGCAGGACGGTTAGGTCCAATCTTTATACCACCCCATGTTTCATTAATCCATATCCAATCAATATGTTCTCCGTAAACTAAGTTATCCTTAGTCTTTTGTTTATATAAAGTAGTATTATACTGAGGCTTGTCTGTAACCTTGTATTCTTCAGATATAATATCTTGTATAATTTCTCCTTCTTCTGTAATCTTAGTTAAGTGACCCACTTTACGTTGACTCTTCCAATAAATTGTAGATACACGTAGTAAGTGAGATTTACCAAAGTCTATAGTGTCTTCTGAATCTGATAAGATCCATTCTACTATATCACCTGTTCCAAACTTAGTATCATAAACAGACATATATTGTCTATATCCAAGACTTGGCATCTGTGTATTCCAATCATGTGATCTTGTAGGATCATAGTAGCTACCATCGTTCTGCATACCCTGAATGGCATAACCTGCTGATCTTACAGGATAAACGGCTTCTAGGCCCTCTAATTGCTCTTCATTCATCATCCAGCCATACTTGTCTATAACATCTGATATAGACATCATATCCATTTTACCCACCCAGTTACCCTGAGATATATATCTAACGTCTGGACTCTTATGATAGAAAGTTAAAAGAGGGTTCCATAATTCTAATTCATAGTCATCTTCATTCATCTTAAAATGCCAGAACTCTCTATCCGTAATAAGCATGTCTCTAAAAGCACGTTCTTCTAATTCTTGCATTTTAAATCTTTCTTCATCTACTTGCATCTGATGAGAAGCCCATTGCTCAATCATTGAACGGTAATCTTTTCTAAAGAATCCTTCAATCTCTGGCAAAGACTTTAAATTATCTGGTTCTAATGCCTTTTGCATTTCTTCAGAATCTAATTCAATGCCTTGATTAAGCATCTCAATCATCATCTTAGACTCCAAATTAGTTAATAATACATCCTCAACCATCTGTCTTTTCTCTTCTAACATCTCATTATAAGAAATGTCATCTACAGCTTTAAACATTATTCTTGAACTTCTCTTAGAGAATTCATTACATAATACGTTGATAACGTTTGGAATAATAGGGTAAAACTTAAGTTCTAAAGCTGATTCATCCTCTTTTGTAAGAGTCTCAATCAAATCTGCCATCTCGTTATCTTCTTCTACAATGTAGTCAGCCTTGTCAATAATACCCTTAGCCAGCTTGTAGTTCTTCATAAGTCTACGAGCATTACGTCTAAGCTGCTTCATACCTTGAAACTCTAACCAATCTAGGTTCCAAGCTCTCCATTCCTCATTCTTCTCTTTTTCAGATATGAATTGAATAGGCTGGGTGAGCGTCCCCATCTTGTTATAGTCAGCTTTTTTACCAGCTTTGAGATCCATTGCGTTATATATCTGCATGATTCTTAATTAGTTATGTAGGTATAATAAACAACACCACCAGTAGTAGTACTATAGTAGGTGTTTATAGAATTAGAAAATAAATTCATATTATCTTATATTTTTAAAAGGATTTCTAGGGGATTGATTACTTCCAGATCCTCTTTTAGAACTGCCCATATGTCTAAAGGGGCTGTAATTTAATTTACTAAATTTTTGGGAGTTAACCAAATTTACATTTGTAACTTCTACACGTTTAGCTAGTCCTCTGTTGGATTGTTGCACCTTTGCAAAGGCTATTAAAGCTGAAAAAGCTACAAGTCTATCCACGTTGACACCATCTTGGTAAGCTTGCATCTCTTTTAGAAGCATTGGATCGGGTATTCTTTCCACTCCATAGATAGTCTTTACAATGGTTCCATCAGCTGTAGTTTCTTGATCAAGCTCTTCTTTTAGGAATTCAATAGCGTAAGAAAGTACGGTGCCTTTGAATAATGTACCTACGTTCTTCCATCCATATTCTTGGAATACGTTTCTATTAGCACCAATGTCTTTTAAGAATAAGATCATGTCTTTAGGAACTAGGTATTTCTGTTTCTTCTTACTAATCATGTATTGTATGAACAAAGCTACGTTATTCTCCACAACTGTCCAGGCATTATACCATTCTATGAGTAGTTCTAGACGTTCATGGGTTTTATTAATATCATCAAAACGTCCACACCATGATGCCACTATCTTATCTCTCTCTATTGTGTTACTCACCTTACCATTCCCATCATCCTTAATCACTTCTATAGGATTCTTATATATGTAAATAGCACATAGTGAGTCTGATGTAGTTGTCTTACCCTCACCCACGGGATCTACTGATCCATAATACATACCAAAGCTTGGATCTTTGTGAGGTCTTTCATAAATACATATCACACCTTCTTTATCTTCTGTCTTCTTAGATATAGGCCATTCTGTAATAGGGATCTTTCTAGATGGTTTATCTATAATCTTTCCTTCTGCATTACGAGATAAGTCAAGATATTCTGTAGGATATTGTTTATCCTGAATACGTTGCATCTGTTTAGCAATCAAATGTGGGGCAAATATAGAAAGCTTTCTTGTAGCAAATGCTTCTTCAATAGTTCTAGGGTGCTGAGAAACTTCTAACTGATAGGCTGCCGGTTCAAGATCTTTCTTAAGTTTTACAAACTCTTCTTCAAGTGCAGCTAAGGCTTCTTCTACAAGAGAGTTACCATATTGATCTATATAAGGAGGCATTGACCACTGCTCAGGAATAAATAATCCTGTTATTCCAATTGTTCCTGCCTTATCTATAAGATTAGACTTTACACCATAGAATCCATTCTCTTCTGGTTTGTCTATATAAAGTTTTAATGGTTCACATTGATCAAGATCACCCACTGATCCAGCAGCTATAAACTGACCTGTAATCATATGACCAGACTTAAGTGCTGGCTTCATATATCCATAAGTGTCATTCATGCTTGGAGCAATACCGGCCTCCTCATGAAAGAAATAAGTTACGGGACCACCGACACCATTAGTTGGATTCTTTTCAAATGAGTATGAGTTGATACTAGATTTTAATCCTCTATAGGTATCTCTACCTGCAACTCTCACCTTAATTTGTTGGTTCCATGCTCCCACCTTATCTGGTTCAGCCGGTCTATACCAAGCAGTGTGTTGATTAATAAAGTTTTTATATTCTTCTAAAAACTTCCAAGATCCTTTCTCATTAATATAATCTTTAAGACTAGCACCTATTTTTAATACAGCTCCTGATTCAAATACCCATTGGTTAATAAGCTTAGCCATATGAAAATAAGAAGAGGCTATCTGACGTTTCTTTAAAATGATAGCATGCTTCCAATGTAATTCAGCTAGATGTTCATATAGAGCCATATGATACTGAGCATCTCTCACCTTTGCAAAGTCAAAACGTTTTTCTTCCTTATCATAAATAGGTAGGAAGTTCAACCACATGTAATAGTCTCTAGAAATAAACCAAGTGATATCTCCACTATGTACTATAATACCCTTACGACATTTGTTCTTCTGATCATCCCAGTATTTAATAAAGTCTTTAGTCTTTACAGGAGCTGCACAATAGTATCCCTGCTTTTGAAACTTACGTCCTTCAGCATTAAATATTGTACTCACCTCATCAAACTGATACTGACCAGGTTCCTTAAATAAAGGAATAAGAAAGTCTCGGAATTCCTCACGTGAATAAAACACGGTGGTAGTCCAAGACCCATCTTTATAGGTTGGTATTTCTAAATATATATTATCTAATTTCTCCACGTGTAAGATCTTCTATCATTCCTACATCACCTTTTGTACGGTGAAGCATGTCTAATAGTGTGTTTAAATGTTTACTTTTTAATACAGCATGATGTTGACTATTACTCCAATATTCATTATAAACATTTCTTGGAATAGCATTCCATAATTGATTATATGGATTGTAATGAAATACCCAATCAGCCATATAACTTGATTCTGGTATTAGGTTTTCACCAATAGCAGCAAACTCTTTAATTTCTAGATCTGTGTACACTTCTGTTTTCATAAGTTATATTTTAAAGTTTTA